TAAAAACCCATCAATTCTGAGGGTTTCGTTCCAGTCTCTTTAGAAAGTTTATGTACTTCCTCTATAAAGTCTTTATCGTTTGATATGTCTGGAACAGGATCATTATTTTTAAATCCTGGATCGTCATTAGAATCTCCACCACCAAAAGCCATACCAAGACCAGTGAGTAATCCACCACCAAGTAAACCTTTAAGAGCATTTAAGGCTTTGTTTTCTTTCTGTTCTTGAGATCTCTTTTGATATTCCGACTGTTGCTTTTCTTGTTTCTTTCCTGTACCTAAAATCTGTTCCTTTTGTATGGTATCTTCTTGTTTGGTTATATCCCTATCCCTTGACTTCAACATTGCGCGTCTTCCCTGTTGCATCTGTAACAGAGATGAAGTTAAATTATCTAAATCCTTGCGAATGATAGAAATGGCAGTTGATAACTCGCCAAAACTACCCTGTAGTTGTGTGAATGAATTTCTAAGTTCTTGATCTTCTGTCGCATCTTCACGAATCAAAGAAGAAATCTGATTATTTTGAGATTTATTCTCCCGAATCAGATTTGTGATCTGATTACCTTGAATTGTATTTTCTCTAATAATATTAGTAGTTCTTCTATTATCGTTACGATTCAGAACATTCGTGATCTGACCCGCAGCCTGGGGTTGAACGTTCTGTGAGTCCCCGTTGAACGAAATCTTCAAGGTCGCAATCAACTTTTCCAAGTCAATTCTAGTCTTCTCAGAAATCGAGACACTCTCGTTCGATCTCTCTAATGCTTTCTGAGATATCTTGTTAATCTCAACAATCTGTTCGAAGAAATTGCTGAGAGTTATTTTCTTTTGACTTGTCTCAGCCATTTAGACCTTGTTGTTGTCGTTTTAGATTTTCTTGTTCAATATAGTCCTTGAGTAGAACAAGATAGATTTCTCGTTCCCAAGGTATCATATTTTCTATTTCCGTCAAAGAGTATTTATGGTATTGCATCAGAGCGAAATTAATCTTATAGTAAGATTCTAAGTCCTCTCGTGCAATACTTAAGCGAAAAAATCCGCCAGACCCTCCAGAACGATAGTGTTCTTTACTCCAGTGTTTGGATTTTCAACTTCAAATCGATGAGAAAGTTTAGGCATCGTAGCAAAGAACTTTTCAACTTCTTTGTATTGTTTTGAATTCAGTTGTTCAATAAATGCAAGACGTTCTTTGTTGGAATAATCTTTTGCATCCCAAGCATCTTCTGCAGTATAAATCGTATCCATACAATCTGCAATAACTTTGAATGTATTTTCCACCGTCTCTTCTGGTGTTGAAGCCAGTTCAAAGTTATTCTCGATGAATTGATTCAGAGATGGGTACTTCATCCTGAGAGTCATCTTGTCATCAAGTTTGATGTCGGTTGTGTGACCTTCTGGTTTCTTCACTTCAATCTCATCAACATAGATGGTGACAGGCACTTGTGTCTCACCATCATCAGGACAAGTTACAATAATTTTGATTGATTCGCCAATAGACTTTGCACGAATGTTGAGAAATAGATATTCAATATCGAAGGTGGGAAGGTCATCAACCTTGACACCTCTAGTCATAATGCACTTCTTCAGAACATCCTTGACTGCATTCGTGATACCAGATTGTTCTTGAGATTCTAATGCAAGAATAAGAATTTTTTCTTCTTTTACCAAAAAGGGTCTATACTTTATCTTTTTTCCAGTGGATGGCAAAGTCAACTCATAGGTAGGAGTTGCAATGGTTGGTAATGGCATATAAAGTCAATGTCAGTATGAATATTTATCGGACTATCGTACCCCGTTGATTTATACCAATTTCCTGACCCAATGGTCTTCTGGGGCCAACATTAGTAGTGGTAGTATTGACACTAAAAGTGCCGTCTCTAAGAGTACTTGCATTTCTATTCACAACATCAAGAGCTGCCCAATCTGGTTGTTGTAATACAACCTGTTGAAACTCTGATGGAGTTGTATTAGTAAAATATCTGTCATAAGAGAGTTGAACAGAACACTTCAAAACATCCGACTGACCATAGTTTACCTTCATAGATGTCATATTGGTAGGCCAAACGTTTATAAACTCATAGTGATATAAACCAGATTTTGTCTCTCCAATTTTGGGAGTTCTAAAACTATCTCTCTCGTACTTTGTGATATGAATAACTTCTTTATAATCGTCTGGATAACTAAATCTACTATATGCGTTTAGATTTCTAGTATTGTTTGAGATTGGATTAATATACTCCATCCACTTATCAAACACTTCTATGACAACGTGGTCAGCATCAACATAGAATGTTAGATTCAATGGTGGATATTGTCTGAGATTAGGAAATGTTTCAACAATACCCTGATGATGACCAATTGACGTGGATACTGCAAATGATGTTCCTGGTAGTTCTGCTTCAGTACACAATAAACTCAACTTTTGTTTGAAGTCTAAACCATTACTTCTTGCAGAACCTTGTGTGGCTACATTACCACTCAACCACTTGTTTGATTTTCCAAAAGAAAACGTCACTTGATAAAACGTATCAAGAGAAACTCTACTCAGAGTATTTTTAATACGGTCTACAGGTTCTTGATAGATTTGACCTTCTTTTGGAAATGACACAATAAATAGTTTGAACTACCTATACTATGTATGAGTTATAAGGGCATATTTAAACCTTCTAACCCCAAAAAATACAAAGGTGACGCAAATAATATCGTTTATCGTTCTCTCTGGGAGAGAAAAATGATGGTGTACTGTGACCTGAATGAGAATGTTATGGAATGGGCCTCTGAAGAGTTTTTCATTCCATATCACGACCCAACCACGAGAAAAGTTCGTAGATATTTTCCAGACTTCTTTATCAAATATAAGGATAAGGACGGGAACATTCGTAGGTCTGTGATTGAAGTGAAACCAATGAGAGAAACAGTAGAACCAGTGGTGACAAAGGGTAAATCAAGAAAAACCTTAATTACTGAAACTACAAATTATGTCAGAAACCAAGCAAAGTGGAAAGCTGCAAGAGAGTTTTGTGCAGATAGGAAACTAGAATTCAGAATAATGACAGAGAAGGAACTCGGGATATGAGTATTTTAACTAACATTCAGAAAAAAGTTGGTGGTAAAAGTAGAAGTGGTGAATGGTTTCGTTCGCAGTTATTGGAACAACTTAAATCACCCAATCTGAATGATGATGCGTCTGACACATCTGGATTTGAAGCGGGTCAATTATTCTTCTTTACTTACAATCCCATTACTCAAAATCTACCTTATTATGATATGTACCCTTTGGTTTATGTGATTGAATTAAAACAAGATGGATTTTTGGGATGCAATCTTCACTATGTTAAACTTCAAAGAAGAGATGAACTCGCAAAAAGTCTGCTAAATAATTCAGCGCAAGGTGCAGTTGCTGTTCCTCCCAGAACCTTACACAAGTATCGATATTCTGGAGTACGGGGAATGCTTTATAAAATACCAGAAAAGGAGTGGTCTGAAGTAGCACAATTACCCACTGAAAGATTTGTTGATATGCGTGGCATTGTTGTTCCTAAACATAAAGTTTACAGTAAAAATTAATGGCAGCTAGCAAGAGCAAATCCTATACTATTTCTGGTTCAGCGGCTTCTTATGTCTTTGCTCTGGATAATGACCTGAAGATTAAAGGGGTCTACGCAGATGGTAAAATCCTAGACCCTACCGATCCTCAGTGGAACACTGTCATTAATGCTGAAGAGACGAAGATAATTTGGAATCAATTCAAAGCGACTTCAGGACTACCTACCGAAGCTTCTCCAGATGAAGTATCTCAAGCATTCTATCTGAGTGAAAGAGGGAAGGAATTAAACACTTCAGTAGATCCTAAGTCCATTGAAAGTTCGAATAACTTGTTTTACTCTAGTGGAGTGGTTGCAAATCCAAGTACAATTGGAAGTCCAACACAATTTGCTTCTCCATCCGCAATTAATCGTAGTAGAACCAGAACTTCACAATCATCTTCTTCTGCAGGATCTTCTGGTTCAATCAACTCAATTCCAACCGTATCTGCATATCCTCTAGATATTGATTTAAAACAAGAC